TTCTCACGCTGATTCTGTTCAGCTACCGCTACCGCATAACCGATAGGGTCTGTTTCCTTTAGAACATCTAAGTCCACACCCCGATTTTGCTGCGTAAGGAAGCTATCCAACGCTTGCAACTTCTGGGCATATGCCTGTCGCTCTTGTTTTACATACTCTAAGTGTTGACGTTCAGCTTCAACAGCCTTACGTTGTTCAGCTAGAGCCTGAGACTTTTTAGTGTAGTCCGTACCTTGTTGATAACCTTTGATGAGTTCGTCAAGTTCTACCTCAACTTCCTCACCAGATGCCTTGACTTTATATCGAGGCTTTGGTTGTTCTTCTTCGGATTCCTCCTCAGAATACTCAACTTCATCAGATGCTTGTAGTTCTTCTGTTTGTTCTTCAGATTGGCCTTGTTCGGCTTCGTCAGAATCACCCATTAAACCTTCAAACGCTGAAGCGGCTTGGTTTACATTTAGGCTTTCACTCCCTTGTGGGTTGGTGTTTTCCATGTGTCATCTCAAAAATCGCTAGACACCTTCTAGACGGAGGATAGTCGTTAGACTATAGAATTTTCCACTTCTTCTCTCTAATCACAGTTTCCGAGGCCAAGCCTTCTAGGTGTCCTGTAATTAGTTCTAATGTCTTAATGTGCCTGTAAGCGTCTTCACGCCTATCAGATTCTTCTGCACTTGTGTTAATTATTACACTAATTTGTTCTTTTTTCAAATTATCTAATACTTCTTTGAAAAAGTCATCATTAAGCAGGTTTTTGGCCCATTGCGCTAATAGGTGTTTGTCCATATTGGTTTTGTATTCCAGAAATTACATCGTTGATAGACAGAGAACTTGCAGGAGGCATACCTTGCTTGCTACCCAAAATTCCCATCAAGTCGTTATAACTCAGATTTGATGGCTGTGAGTATTGAGTAGGAGTAGGTACTTTCCCATAGTTAGGGTCTAAGAACTTCTCCCATTGAGTGCCTTTTAACAAGTTTTGATTGCCAAAATCAATTGGTGTCAATGGTTGATAAGGCGCAGTAGGCTGTGTTGTTGGAGGAGTCCACTCTGGAGGAACAGGAACAACTGGATATGTTGGTTTTGTAGGTGTGACAGCACTTGCAACAGCAGGAGCTATAACTAATGGTGCAATTGTTTTAATTACATCAGTTATTGTCACTTCCTTTTTTGGAGGAGGCTCTGGAGGTGTAGGAGGCTTTGGCGGTGTTGGAGGTGTAGTAGGTATTACAGGAGGTACAAGCGGTACTGTTGGAACAGTCGGAGTGATTGGTGTAGTAGGAGTAGTAGGTCTTGTGCCAGTTACTGTAACTTCGGGAACAGTAGGTGTTGTCGGTGTAAGCAAAGATGGAGTTGTTGGAGTTTCATCTTTTGCTCTTGTGCTTTTAACTTCAACAGTAGGAATCGTTGATGTAATTGTGTTAATTACATTTGTTAAATTAGGTGCTGTTGTTGGAGCAGTAACTGTTAGTTCAGGTACTGTTGGTGTTACAGATGGTGTTGTTACAGTTGGAGTTGCTGTGGTAACAGGAGCAGTCACTCCTTGACCAATACCCATGTCATCAAGAAATGCAGAAATCTGTGGATTTGTTAAACCTCTTGCTTGCAAATCTTTAACTAATTGACCTTCTAACGAGGCATCAAGTTGTGCTTGCGTCATTCCAGAAGCATCAATTGGTGTGTTAGTTTTTAATAAATCGCTAATTTCTGAGCCAATAAATGCACCAGCACCACCAGTTAATCCTGCTTTTAAAATATCCTCTGCGCTACCACCTGTTACTGCTTGTGTACCACCACCGATTGCAGCACCTGTAGCACCAGATAAAGCAGAACCTGTCAGACCTGTTGCACCACCAATCAAATTAGAGATAAATGGTAAGCCAACAGTAGATGCAGCCAAACCAATAACAGGGGCTGCTGCTCTTAACAAGCCTTGGTCACCACCACCAGCAAAAGTGCCAGAGTCAATTATTTCACCAGTTTTAGGATTGAATGTTTCCCAATTAGCTTTATTGTTTGGGTCAACTCTAGTTTCATAAACAACTTGAGGAACACCTGCAATCTGGGCTTCAATGTCATCACCTTCAATTACATTACCACGAGCAGTTGGAATAACTCTAGTTGGCGGGGCTTCGTAAACAGGCTCTGCCACAGTTGGAGCAGCTTCTTCAAATCGTGCTTGAATAGTTGCCTCATCAGCACCAGTTGCAGCAGCAACATCAGCAGGGCTTACACCAAATTGATTCATTACAGATGCTATTTCAGCATCGCTCATGTTTGGGTTAGCAAGCAGAAACTCTACAATTTGTGCGCTAGATACTGCCATGATTAGCCTTTAATCTCTACGTTAGATGTAATGCCAGCACCAATCTTCATTGCTTTCAATTGGGCTTCTGCTTCAAACTCTTGTTGCTTCATAGCAAAGTAAGCCTGTTGTTTCTCACGCTCAAGCATCAACTTAGCACCCTCTTTTTCACGCATCATCTGCATTTCAAGAGCAGCCTTCTGTTGTGCCATCTCCATGTCAATCTGCTGTTGCTGTTGCTTCAACTGAATGTCAGCTTGTGCTTTAGCTTGGTTAGATTTAATCTCAGCCTGTGTTCTTTGCATCAATGCTTGAACTTCAGGAGGCATTTGTGGTTGTTGCTGTGGAGGAGGATTGCTCAATGCTTGGTCTTGCTCTGGTGTAATCGTCTTATAGAACTCACCAGAATCCTTGAATCCTGCAATCTCAACCATGCGTCCCAATGTAGAACGATATTGAGCAGGAGAAACATAAGGATTGGCAGGGCCGTACTGAGCAATCAACTGCTCTTGTTTAGCCAGAACCATTGACAGCATAGCCATCTGCTCTTGGCGGTTACCAGCACCCAAACCTACGTTAATAGCAACATCGTATTGGTTAGCCCATGTACGAGGGTCAAACTCTACGAACTCACCACGCATACGCACCAAACGAGGCTTGTCTTGGTATTTGCACAAGAGATGCAAGATGCCTTGGAACAAAGACTTAACGCCTGTCTCAGCAAAGATTCGAGCCATCAATTCAATCTTACCTGCGCCAGCTTGTTGCATTGAAGCTACTGCTGCTGCTGTCACGTTCTGCAAGATAGATGGGTCTAAGCCCTGTGTAGCATCAGACACACCAGTACGCTTAGATTGGACTGTATCCAAGTACTGAAGCATTGGGAAAGCCTGAGATGCCACATTCTGCACAACCAGTTGTTGAACAGCATTAGGTGACTTGGCACGAATAACACCACCAGCAGTAGATGTAAGCAAGTCGTCAAGGTTTACCTGACCTTCAACAGCAACTACTCGTGCATTGTTTGTCAGATATAAGTTATCCAACATCTGACGAGTGATAGTAGTCTTAATCAGTTGCAAGTCTGTTGTTCTATCAGCAAGTGAGTTACCAAAGAACTTGTGTGGAATTGGGATAGGGCAGATAGAGTGGAAAGGAACATAGTCCACTTCCTCAATCATTTCCTTACCTTTTTCGTCTTCAAGAATCTCGTTTGAAGCGTAGTAAACCTGAACCAATGAAGCAATACCTTTGCCTTCTATATCAGTTTTGACATAGCACTCAAAGACCTCAATCTCTTGCATTGATGGGTCATCAGTTTGCACTTGGTAAGGTTGCTCACCAGCAGAGAAACGCACAACACGCTCTGGTGTGTACGCTAAAGCATCGTCCATCTGCAAAGATTCAACTTGCTTCTTGTTGAAACCCATAGCAATCAATTCACTACGAGTCATCATGTGACGATGGGCTACGAAAGGCGAATCAGCAATAGTGCGAGCATTTTTGCTAATCAAGAACTCTTCTGGAGGAACATTCTCAATCGTTACTTTGCCTGATTTTCTTTTCTTCTGGACTACTACGTTGTGTGTAGCACCCATAACTGGCTGACCTAGTTGGTCAACAACTGGCTGTCCCATTGGGTCAAAGATTGGAAAGTCGATTGTCTCTTGCTCGACAATCTCCATCGTTTCATCACTCATCAGCATTGCTAACTCGTCATCAGACAAGTCGTAGTAACGCTCTTTTGTAATGTCTTCTTTGTCTTCCCAATATGCCTTAATGATGCCGTTCTTTTGCAAGAGAGCATCTTTAAACCAGTCATGCAGAATTGCTACACCTTCGTTATCACGCAAGAATACCCAATTGCAGTAATCAGTTGCTTGCTTGGCAGAGGCTTCGTCTTGTGGGCCTTGTGGCTCAAAGATGACGATGTTGTCTGAGCCTGTAAAGATACGGACTAGAGAGGGCAGCGCACCATCAATTGCTTCTGCTACTTCGCCAGTAACGATTTGAGACTTACCCTCAACTTCATTACCATATGGCTGTCGTAGATAAGCCTGTAGAGCCTGTTTGCGCTGTTCAACAGTCTCACTTTCAATGTAGCCAATTGAATCATCGATTTCAGCCTGTAGTATCGACTTCAAGTCGTTCTGTGCCATGTTTGTCCTTTGGAGGGCGACCCATTCGGGGTTTATCCGATTTTAACTCTTTTATCATATTTTCAAGCATTTCGATACGCTTTTCAAGTTCTTTTACTTTTGGGGCTAAGTTAGTCCCTTGTCGCTCTACATACATTAGACAATCCATTTCGGTGCTTGGTTAATAGGCTTATCCCATGTTGAATGTCCTTCATCCAATCCAAGGGCTAAGTAGCGGAATGAGTCCGAGCCATGCGATGACCAGTCGTGCAATGGACGCTCATAGAAAATCTTACGCTTCTCATCGTAATCTCTGCGGTAGTTTCTCAGGCAGTTCAACCCTATCTGGACTTTAGGAACATTGAACCAACACCTTGGAAGCAACCTTCTAACAGCTTGAATACCATCATCTAAGCCCATCCTAGGCGCAATCTTTATCTCTAGTCCTGCTTCCTCAAGCATCTCTAATCGGCTTTTACCAGAACCTAGCTCTCTAACCCTAACGTCATGGGGCAGGATATGCTCTGCTTTGATGTAGTCATTGTCCCGAATCCACTTCACATAGTGGTCTAGTCCAACACCATGATTCTCGTAGTAGTCAATCAGACGCACCTCAGTACCTACTAACTGAGCAACCCAGATAGAAGTAGAGTCACCCATACCCAAGTCCCAAGCAGTAAATGTACGGCTTAGTTCCTCTCTGGGAATCTCTTGCATATGGTGCTTGTCTTCCAGTTCATTGAGGATTTGCCCATAGTAAGAGCCTTCTACAGCAGCGTCAAAGCTACATTCAAACTCTTGTCGGTACTTATCCTCACCCATCTCATTACGAGCAGCTTTGAGTTCTGTATCGTCCACCACCCCTGTCTCGGAGGCTTTGAACTCTAGCAAACCCCACCCATCCTCAGTTTCTGCCCTGTCTCGCAGTTCTTTGAAGTGGTTATGACCTTTGGGTGTACCAATGAACATACACCAGCCTTTTCTGTCAGCTAGTGCAGGTCTGATAATGTCTGTCCAAATCTTAGGATTCTGGTCACCAATCTCGTCTAGGATTACCCCATCAAAGTACTGACCACGCAAGGCTTCTGGATTGTCTGAGCCATAAAGCTGAATACGCCTACCCCAGAAGTCAACTCTCAACTCAGAGATATTGTTAGTACCGCCTAGCGGTGTAGCATATTTAACGAGGTAGTCCCAAGCCACTCGTTTAGCTTGCCCATAGGTAGGTGCAATGTATGCGTATCTAGGTGCTTCCTTCTGATTGAGGATAGCGTCCTTGATTAGATGGTTAATCGCAGAGACAGTCTTGCCCATGCGCCTATGAGCAACAACAACACCAAAACGCTTACTGTCCATCAGTTCATGGATAGCAAGCTGTTGTTTTCTGGGTGCGTAAGGTATTTCGATTACTTGGCCCATTGGACGCTTATCTGAATGTCTTTACCTTCTTCTCCAGTTACCTGAAGTGGCAAGACTTTGCCGATTAGTCCCATGAACGCCTGTGGATGGCTCTCTGCCTTATCCATTAGATAAGAAACGCCACCTGCGCCTTCTAGAGCCTCCAGAATCATCTCTCTTAGGATTGCATTGCCCTTATCAAGACTTCCTTTAGGTCTTCCTGCGCCTTCTCGTGCGCCACCACGAGATGAAATGTTTGATTGTTTTTCAATCATGTTTGACTCCTCTAGGGTTGGTCAAGGTTAAGTTAGTAATTACTGACCTAGTAAACCTTTTTCTACTAATTTGCCAGTTTGGTCTAAGTGTATCAGGGTATTTAATGGAAAGTCTAACCCATAAGGATTTAGATTCTTATCTTGCAACTCAAAAGGAAAGTACTTTCTTCTTTCTTCAGGAGTTAAGTCTTTTCTAGTCTGAGTTAGTCTAGCTTCAGCTTCACCAATAAGTCGTGCATATGCCTCCATTGGGTCATCGCCTAAGTGGTTTACTGTACTAAGAGCATCTCTATATTCATTAACTATTGGATACTTTTTAATCAACTGTTCTTCTGCTGCTTGTGCATCATTAAAACTTAGTTTCTTTTGAAAAAAATCATCCCAAATATTTGTTAATTCTTTATTCGCAACCTTGTACTCATCTGATTCCTTGAGCATCCATGTCTTATATTTTGCATCAGACATTAAACGCTCCATAGTGTTGATATTTCCACCAACACCAAAACCCTCTTGCTCTTGAATGGCGTGCTGCATCTCATGCAATGTTGTTGACCTTGGGTCTTTTTTTAAACCTTCAGAAGTTACCTCTAAAAGTCCTTTTTTCGGCTCAAAGCTACCAAGGAAATTTGGATTTGTTGTCCCCTGCCTAACATTTATGTTTTCAAGGTCTGGGTATGCTTTATATAGTTCTGGGTGCTCAACAGCCAGTTTTGCTGGTGCGCCAGTCCATGCTTGATTTCCTGTGTATGTATCAACAAGTTCCTTATTTGCCTTATTTTCTTCTCTTAAAACCTTTTGAGCAGCAGTTAACTCTTTAGGAAACAAGTCTGGATATTCTTTAGATTCTTTAATCTTTTGCTTGTTTTCAGCAATGTTCTGTTTAAGCAATGCTGCCTTATCAAGCATCTCTGGTGCTGTGACAAACTTAGCCTCTTTATCGCTAATCTCTTGTCTCCACAAACCATCAGGCCCACGCATAGTTCCTGTTTCTTTCCAGATTTCCTGTGGTGTTGCGCCTTTTTTCTCCATCTTGCTGGCAGTAAAAGCCATAGCTTTATCAAAAGCCTTAGAGCCAGCACCGACAAACATACCAACTTCAGCCATGCCAAGCAGACCACCTTGGGTCATTTCGGTTAACTGAGATAGTGCTTGTTTATCAGTAACTTTAAAAGGATTCTTGGGGTCAGCAAACGCTTTGCTATATAAGTCTTGATAACGCTTGTCAGACTGCTCAATGTTAAGTAGTCCTTGCTGGATTGCCTTACCTACACCCTGCAATTGCTGAGTGCGTCTTGGGTCTTGCATCCATCCTAGTGCGCTATCAAGCAGACTAGCCATTATTTCATCCTGCCCATCTTTTTAGCAGCTTCTGACATAGCAATGGCAATCGCTTGGTCACGGCTCTTTACAACCTTACCGCCTTTGCCAGAATGGAGAGTACCTTCTTTGTACTCACCCATTACCTTGCCAACTTTCTTCTGACCAGCTTTTGTCATTTTCATGTTGTTCACCATTTAACCTTGTTTGCCCAATAAGCAGCACTCATCTTACCCTTGGCAATGTTCTCAGCGTGACGAGCCTTAAATGCTTCGTTACGCTTAGAGCCATCAGGTGAGCCTTTTACGCCTTGTTGACCAAAGCGAATAAGTTTCACATCCTCACCACTCTTTGCCAAAACAGCATGAGACTTAGTAGGATGGTTAGGAGTCTTCTTAGGCTTGTTATAGCCAGAAAACTGCTCTGTGCCTCGTTTAATCACTTTTTAGGCTTCTTTGCTTTGTTCTTTGCAGTACGCTCACCACGCACAGGCATGGGTTTAGGCTTCTTCATCAGCTTCTGCATCATCTCCAGAGCCTGTTGATTCGTTGTTCCCATTGTCTTTCTCCTGAGTAATTGGCCCACCACTAATCCATGCTTCGCAGGTACGCTTAGAAGCACACTTAAAGTCAAACATCTCGCAATAACCTAAGTCACCAGCATCAATGACTTCCCATGCGTCCATCTCTGTATCACCCATCTCCAGACCAGATTCGATGCAAGTAAGCATCTTAGGTGTTTGGATGAAAGCAGCGCAGTTACCGCAACGAGATTTTTTGGCTTGTGCAGGGGCAATGCGCCATGCACGAGAGATTTCACGCCAGTAATCCATGTTGGATTCGTTGGGATTCATTGGGCCATAATTAGCCTTTTCAATCGCCTTCTCACGATTCTCAAGATTGACAGCTACATCACCTGTCGCAACTGGACAGGCTTCACCCTTCTTCTCTTGGTTTTGTATCTCAATCTCGATTTTTACAGATGGCTCAAGTAGTCCAGACATGGTTGTCCTCATGGAGTTTGTGCCATTTTCTCACAAAAAAAGAGGGAACTCAATCCCTCTAAGAAAACCAAATGGCAACTTGGTGCTGTCATTTTGCACCTTTTATAGAACTTTGCAATCTTGTGTGTTTTTATAGCAACTTTGCAAGGGTGTCATTTAAAACTGACATTTCGTCCTGTTTATAAACTGACCAAATCCTAGCCTGACCATGAATCCCATTGAAGCTACCCTGATGGCAATCCTTACATAAAGGAATACATAAGTATTGATGATGCTGTTTTATGTGGTGAGCATCAGATGGTGCAGACTGACCGCATACCCCACAAGGAAGTTCTTTAATCCTTGCTAGGTGCAGTCTTTCACGCTTGGTTGGGTTGTTGTTCATTTTGGAACTTTTGTAGTAAAAATGACCAAACTGCACCACCTGCTGTTTTTGCAACAAACTGGAGTGCAACAATCTCAGGCATCAAAACGCCAAACGCTATTGTTGGAAATAAAACTGAATCTACGGCTGCCCCTGCTGTATTTGACAGGTTTGCTCGTTTAATCCATGACCCTGTTGTTTTAAAGAACACAGCCCAATCAACTAAAGCAGCAACCAAGAATGACACCGCAGAAGCTACTGCAATCATTCCAGCAGCAGGATTAAGCACATAGGTTAAAACACCTGTTCCAAATATCAAGCAACCCATTTGCCATGTTTTTAGTCTGACATGAAGCCAGTCACGCAAAGTCAAATCAAGACCAATTAGAAAAAATGAGTTAATTGGACTAATTGATGGGCCAAATGTAGCTATCAAAAGATTAGCCATAGTCATTGCTACAGCATATGCAATCAAGGCAAAAATCATAAAAGTGTTTCCTGTTCCATTGGTTGATAAAAATTCCATTGAGATGGGGCATTAAATGCCTCAATTCGTGACCTCATAATTTCTGCCCTTGCTTCTTTGGTTGGAGGCAGATAATTACCATGCTTCCAATGCACATCAATACCGACATTTCTGCCAATATTGGTGCTGTCTGCTGATGAAAATGGTAATTTTGTAAAGATTGCTGGGTCTAGCATCCTCAATCCATGAAGTTTGCAAGCAGGTCTTCCCATGTCATCGCAAATTACCCTCATGGCTTGGCTCATCTTTACCCACCAGTTTGATGTTCCTACTGTTGAGAACTCGCCTGAACTTCCAATGCAAACCCGAACATAAGTGTTTGCCAATTGCTCTAGTCGCTCAAGTGATTCGTGCATATGCCAAACTGGAGCGCCAAACCATGTTGGCAAAGGGCAATCTTTTAGCAAAGCATCATTGTCTGCCTCGTTTCCATCAATAACATCAGGAATTACTGCAAAGTCGCAAGAAGGTACTTTCTTTAGATTGAGTGACCAATCGTAGAAAGGCTGCCAATCTTGGATTGGATTGCCAGATCGCCAGGCAGAAAATGCTCCATTGTCTATGGCAAAGGATTGGCAAGACTCTATTGCTATTGCAAGTTGGTCAGAGTGAGCAAATGACACAAAAGCATGACCATTCTCAATTGCTTTAACAGCTACTGTTGCAGGTGTTATTGGTAGACCATGATAGTGGATCATGCTTTTTTCCTTAACTCTGCCATTTTCGCCAATACTTCAAGCGGAATAGGCGCTGCCTTCTTTTCATCTTCTTTAATCTTTTCCAATGCAGGGTCAGGCTCATTCTTTGACGGAACTGTGATCCTCACAATGTCAGCAGGGTTTGCTTTTTTCGCAACCCAATCTGCTTTGAATGCTTGCCAACCACGCAAGCAACATTCTTCCAATGCTTTCTCAAGAGTCCAACCTGCGAAATCAGGATAATCCCTACTATCCACTCCATCTACCTCTAGGTCTACGACCTTTTTTCCATTAAGTATTGGCATATTCACTCCTGTTAAACGTGGTTTTGTTGTCCACATCGATAATGTGCCACAGGTTTTTAGCATTTTTAATAGGGATTTACCCTAATAGACACGCAAAAAAACAACATTATTATGTTTGGCATGAACATCGAACAAATGGAACAAACTTGTGCGGAAACCCTACAGGGCTACGCTAATCG